CGGCGGGAAGTCATCGGCGTCAGGCATCGTCGTTCCATAGATCGGATACCAGGACGGCTGGAAGCGCTCGATGTAGCGCACGATATTGCCGTCGACCAGGCGTCGAACGATCAGCCACACCTGCTCAGTGTCGCCTGCCGGGATGGTGGCAACCGATTCGACCGCACCGTCGATTTCATGGCTGTTCCAGGCGATCACATCGAGTTCTCGGTCCAGCGTCACTGAGACGAGGCGGCCATTCGCCAGAACGACCCAGACAACCGGATCGGGCTCCTGCTGCAACGCCATCGAAACCACGCCGGTGGCGGTGATGTGTTCGGCCAGGGTGGTCAGGTCCGGCGACTTGTAGCCGTCTTCCTCATAGCGGAAGCCCATCGCCCGCAGCTTGCGGCCGGCGCGCTGCACAAACACCGATTCGCGGCCGACCTGAACCGGGCGAACTGTGGCGCAGCCGTGTGGCGTGTGCGGCTTGATCTGCACGTTGGTTGGCGTAATCGGCTTCTCGATACCGCCCTGCATGGTGTATTCGCCGTTGTAGGAAAGCACGATCAGGTTGCGCGCCGACGAGACGTAGGCTACCTGTGTCGCTTCGTCCGATCCGATGGTGAACGAGAAGGCGTCGTCATCATTGGCGCCGATCGTGAAATCGAGCGGCTCACCGGTTCGGCTTCCCCAAATGGTCTGCTGCTTCTTCTCGTTCGCCGCGGCAATCAGGCGCTGCTCATGCAACGTGCCGGTGCGCGGATAGCCATTGGTGGCATTCCATACCGCAGCTTCCAGCGTCCAGGCCATTGGCGGGGCCGAGACTGGCGCGGTCATTTCCTGGATGATCTCGCCCTTGACTTGCTTGGCTGTCACAAAGCTGGTGATCTTTACCAGGCCGCCATTCATCCGGATGAACTTGCCGACGTCCTCAGTTCGGAAGGCATCAAGATCAGGGACGGTAGTCGATGTGACCTTGGCCACCGTTCCAAGAGAGATGGCCGGCGGGGCATAGGCCAGCGGATAGGTGAAATGGTCGGCGTCAAGAACGGTGATGATGACCGTCCCGTTATAGACGGTCGGCGCATTGCCGGCGACGATTACCTCGTTACCGGTACTGTAGCCATGGGCCGTGATCTTGACAATGGCAATGGCTGACCCAAAACCGCCTTGCGATATTTCCTCGATCTTCTTGGCTGGATCGGTGGCCTTTTGCACCGTCGAGGTGACAGTCAAAGAAATCTCTGCCCCCACCGAATCCGCCTTTTTGTCGTCCTCGAGATCCTGCGGCACAAGCGTTACCTGTGGCGAGGAATCAAGTTCCCACGCGCCGGTCGCAATCGATGTCGAGTTGAACAGCGATTTAACCTCGACAGTTACAACCGTTCCAGAGGTATAGGCCGTGATCACCGCGATTCCGGCGCTCTGCAGAATGGCCCGGCCGACATCGCCTTTCAGGAATACCGACGCATCTGCGGTAATCGTTCGGCCGGTGCCGATGGTGTTGGAAGATAGCGTCAGGTTGGCCGCCGGCTTGTGGCCCAGCTCGGCAAACGGCGTCGTGGTGAACGGAGCGTTCGCGCAGTCCCACTTGTTGTCGGCAAAGCAGCGCAGCCGGTTCGGGAAGACATCGCCATGAAACAGGTACATGGTGTCCTCGCCCTGGCAGTAGTCCATCTCCTGCGCGGCGGCTTCGTTGTAGGGCGTGGCGATCTCGTATGGCGTGGCGAACCCGCCAACCTGCGTGCCATCCGGCTTGAACACGCGCAGGTAGTTCTCGCCCATTTCGAGTATATAGGCCTGGTCGCGGCTGAAGATGTACGGTACCAGCCGCGCCTTCTTATCGGCGTGCTTGGTGGCGGTGATGAACTCGGTACCGGGGCGCTTCTCTGCCCCGCCCAGCGTGCGGGAAATCACATTGCACAGCGTCTTCGCAGCGTTCGGATAGCGGGCAATATCGACCCGGCCGGCGGCACGCGGGGAGAGTTCGCCGCTGGAGAAGTTGGTCTGAAGAATCTCGGCTTTTGGCATGTCAGCGCATCCGGTTGGCAAGCAGCGGGAAGTCGCCCAACGTTTCCGGCGTCACTTCCTGGCCATCGACCGCCCGCGCTTCCTTCAGGACGCGCTTGACGATCTCTTCCTCGGTGGCCTGCTTTGTGGTCGACTTGGTGATCGGGTAGGTCAGCGCTGCCACCATGACTTGCGTCATTGCCTCGACCAGCAAGGAATCCCAGGTTGATTCCTCGGTGTTGTTCCAGATGTAGCGCAGCCGGCAGACATTCGAATCCATCAGGATTTTACGGCCCTCGATGGCGAAGTAATCCTCGGCGCCATCCTCGCCAACCGATAGCGTGCGCAGCCAGTCGTTGGGCAGTTGGAACTGATAGGCCCAGCCAAATGGGGGTGCCGCAACATCCGGCGAAAGAATCACCCGCTTGGTGGCGCAGTTCCAAGAATGCGCCCGCAGAACCCGGTTGCGCTTGTAGTCGTAGATGTTGGCGACCAGGCGCGTGCGGTCGTTGTTTTCGCTGAAGCTGCTGATCGGCCGGTCGCCGAGAAGGAGCAGCGCATTGGAGCAGATCGAGACGGCGCTATTTCCTGGCATCGTTGTTCCTCAAAGAAAAAAGGCCCGGAGCCTTGCGACACCGGGCCAACCCGTTTTCACGGCTGGAGACAAAACAGGTCAAGAGCCGATGTAATCGACTTCGATGCGCACCAACTGGTTGGCGGCCAGCACGGCACCCTTGGCGGTGACGTACACCTCGGCATCGTCGGTCAGCACCTGATCGACACCACCGGCCACGTAGGCACCATTGGCGCCATTGGTCGGGGTGGTCGTCGCGGTCGTGATGGCGATCAACGAGGCGATGGCGGTGGCGCTCAGGACGGTATTATCGGAACGCTTGCGCAGACCGACGTTGATCGTGCTGGAGGCCGTGCCGGTGCCGTTGCTGATGCGGCAGCCAACGATGCGCGAACCCTTCGGGATGAAGACGCCGCCGGCCAGCGTGTCATCGATGGCCATTTGGGCAAATACTGCCGGGGTCTGCACAACAACAGTGCGCAGGCGGCCAGCTTCGGAATTGGACAACTTGGTGCCAGCAGCGATTTTTGCAGCTTGGCGGGAATTGATTTCTGCCATGTTCGTTTCTCCTTGAAACTATTCAAAGGAGGGGGAGGATTCCCCCGCCACTGGTTGATTACTGGAAGGCGATCTCGACGACCTTCTTCTCGTCCTGACGGCCGGCGCCATACGAAGCGGCCATCGAAACCTGCCAGGCGTCTTTCTTGTCGCCGCGCTTGGTCACGTTGCCTTCCTCGTAGCCCTTGCCGAAATGAACGCCGGACTTGGCCCAGGCATAGGCGTAGTAGGTCGATGCCGAGTAGGTCAGACCCTGATACGGGATCCAGGTGAATCCGCCCCAGTTGTGAATCTTTCCGTCTTGCAACATCTGCACGGCCAGGAAGTCAGCGCTCGTCAGGGTGGTATCCGACAGAAGCGTCTGGAGAACCTTGTCGTTGTAGAGGATGAAGAGTTCTTCGCCGGTTTCGGCGTCGCACTCATTGGCGCGGAAGATCGAACGGGCCTGAATAACCTTGGCCTTGGTCATGGCCGTACCGCCGTGGGCGATCTTCTGTCCGGCGGGCAGGGTATGCTGCGTGGCGCCATCCTTGCTGTTGATGGTGCCGCCCAGCGCCGCATAGATGATCTGGTCCATCTTGCGATTCTTGGCGTTCATCAGCGAGCGCATGTAGTCGCCGCCGGTGACCGGATTAACCAGCATCTTCGGGATGTCGTTGCGGTCCAGCGGAAGGGCCTTGTAAAAGTCCTTCATCGTTGCCAGGCGGTTGGTGTGGTTGATGTCGCCCCACTCGGTATCACCGTGACGGACGGTGTTTTCGTCCATTTCGATGGAATCGAGGTTGTTGATCGTGAAGCCGTCGCCGCTGATCTGGCCACGGTCGTTCACGGCCTTCATCAGGCGAGATTCGGATTGCTGCGCTTGCAGGCGGATCGAGGTGTCCCACTGCTGCACGAAGGCTGCGGTAATGGTGTTGGACATTTCAATTTCTCCAAAAGGTTGAGATTCGTTCAGCCTTTCAGGGTGTCCTGGCATCCGGGCCTGCTACGGTGTCGTGATCGGCTTGCACCACAACCTGCGAGCTTTCAGGGTGTCCGGGCGCTACCCCGGGCCTGTGCATCGCATTCTCTGGCGGTCGCCGATACGGATTCCCGACCAAATAAAAAGGCCCGCACTCGGCGGGCCTGTCGGTGTTTAGAAATCTGGTTATTGGATGATCGCCCAATCATCAGACAGCATGTCAGTTTGCGATGCCAACCATCCGGGCAACATCGCACGGCGACCCTCGGAGTTGACCGTATACATGTCGATATGCGGAAGAATTTCTCCGTGTGTAAGGCCGGCTTTCATATAAGGAGACCCTTCTGTGAAATTTACGGCCTTTGTTCCTGGCACCATAATCAGCCACATTCCTTTCCCATTCCATCCGGCGCGTGCCACCTTGGCGCCTTTCTTCATGGCCTCAATAGCTAAACCAAAAGGCATTCCACTTGTTGGACGATATGCGTCTTCAAATACATCTTTCGGGCTCCATGATTGATATCCGCCGTCATATTCGACCAGATAGCCATCTCCATGCTTGTCCCCGCCGACGTTGCGCTGTAGATGTGCTTCTGCTGCGGCGCGATCCATCTGAATTGCCTTGATGATTTTGGTTCCAATGAATTGTTTCATTTTGCGTCCTTTCAGTTAAAAGATTGGCGCATTGCCGCTGCTGGCGGCGGCGTTGGCCTGCTTGTCGAAATAGGCCTTCACCTGCTGGCTTACCTTCGCATGCTCCGGGTG